CTTGAATCATTTAATGATCTGACTCTTGAAAATGATGATGGAAAGCATGACGACCGTTTGAATGAACTTCAAGCTGAGTTGGACGCTGCTGAATCTCAAGATCTGATCTTAGCTGCTGGAGCCATTGTTGACAAGGCTGCTGATCCGATCAGAATCGTTCTATCTGACAACACAGTCATCGAAGAACGGATGGATCAAGTAACTCAGATTGAAAAGTCTTACAGCCGAACCCATTACGGGTTCCTTGCTCAAGCAGAACGTGATCACTTCGAATCTTTCACCAAACAATCTGCCGATGACTTTGCTCCTTATGTTTATAATGCCGCCGCAGACAAACACGGCTTGCGTTATACCGAATATATTCCAATAAACACCAGAGCTATCCAAGAACTCTATGAGTATGCACAGGGCTTGGAAACTCGCTTAGCTGCCTTGGAAGGGGCTCGATTGAGGTCTTAATCATGTTTTATAGCAAGCGAGTTGCCACTATAGAAAGACGTATTGGCAGAACTGAAGAAAAAATCGCTGGCTTATCTCAAGCTGTGTCGGATATAGGAGAGAATATTGACTATATCCGGCTAAAGCTTGATAGCCGTCCCATACCGGTAACCTGGCCGGTATTCATGGGAATTTTAACTTTATTATCAGGGGTTGCACTTGGGATATTAAAGCTTTTTCCGAGTATGGCCACATTAATTGCCAGAGGATGAGGATAAGATATGGCCAGAACAGTTAGACAGTTGGTTGACCAGGCACTTGGGTTGGTTGGTGTGTTTTCCATTGGCCAAACATCTGACAACGAAGACACATCCTTGGCCTTATCGATTCTCCAGGATAAGATTCACGAGTTTTATCTTGACGGATTGATGGTCCCGTTTGAGACAACAGATAGTGTGTCTCTTGTTACCGGTCAAGCCAATTATACAATAGGCACATCTGGTTCACCAGATATTGATTCTGTGCGTCCAGAACGAATTGATAGCGCATATGTAAGGACTTCGAATATAGATTATAGGATAGATATTATATCAAAAAAAGAATACGACAGGGTGACTCTAAAAACACTTGAGGGAATCCCAAGATTTTTATACTATAACCCAACAATGCAAAATGGGAATATTTATTTATATCCCACACCGAATACTGGTACATTATACGTTACATCGACAAAATCATTTACGGAGCCAACAGACCTTACTGATGACATTGTTAGCGATCTATCTATACCAAGAAGTTACTTTAACGCCTTAAAGTTTATTCTGGCAGCAGAACTTAATATGCATTTTCCACCGGAAAAACAGATCTTATTTGACAAGGCAGCTGCCAGTATGCGTCAGTTGGCATCTTTTAACTTTGGGCAGCGTGTTTGTCCTGTAGCTATAGAGCCAAAAGGAGTTGGCGCAATGAATTGGCATTATAAGGGGGAGATTTAATGGCTATCGAGTTTCAGCTTGTGGGCGGCGAATATAAGTCACTTTCCCCACTGGTTAACAATCAAGAGCTTGTCAATATGTATCCTGTGGTAAATAGTCAAGGTGGTAGGCCGACCGCACTATATATGACTCCTGGACTAAAAGAATGGAAGCGTTTTGACGGCAATAACAGTGAAGTAAGAAGTTTAAGCGTTGTTAAAGATGATATCTTATGTGCCGTGATAGGACGCAAGGTATATTTTATTTATAATGACAAAACAAGCTTTGAGTTTGAAGATACACTATCGTCTCTTTCTGGCCAGATCCAGATTGAGTCAGATGAGATAACATATGCAGTCATCCTGGATGCATCAAACAATAGTCTGCACTATACGGAGCTGTTAAACCCAGAACTTGTAAACATATCGCTACCAACTGGTGTTGTTCCTGGTACACTAACATTCCAAAGTGGCTATTGGATCGTTAACGATAAAAATAGTGATTATTTTTACATTTCGTCGGCTTACGATCCTACATCTTGGAGTGCGCTTGATTTTAAAGCTGCTGAATATAAGGGTGATAAAATAGTGGCTATGACATCAGATCATAATGAGCTTGTAGCCTTTGGCACAAAAACTAAGGAGTCTTTTTATAACTCTGGAGAATCATTTCCGTTTGCTAAAATCCAGGGGAGTGACCAGGAGGTAGGGCTTGCTGGACCTGCTGCTTTTACGGCTATCGATAATTCTTTATACTGGCTTGACGAAAAAGGGTATCCACGATTTGCAGACCAATACGTGCCTATGTATATGCCTGGTAGTCAAGTTTCGTATCGAATGAGCAGGCTTCAAACGATCAATGATTGTATCGTATTTTCTTATAATTATGAGGGTCGGTCATTTGTCATTTTTACATTTCCTACCGAAAACAAAACGTGGGTTTATGAAATATCGACCAGGCAGTGGCACCGAAGGTCTTCCTTCCCTTTTGGTACAGACGGAAGGTGGAGAGCTAATTGCTATGAATTTTTTATGAGTAAACACCTGATTGGCGACTATGAAAACGGTAAAATATATGAATTAGATCACACTATTTTTACTGAAAACGGCCAAATTATGACAGCGCTAAGAACCTGTCCGGCAATTTCGTCAAGCAGGGAATTTATCACGTTTAATTCCATGGAGTTGCATATTCAGTCCGGAGGGGGTATATCTACAGGTCAGGGCTCTGACCCTATGGTAATGATGCGATACTCTGATGATAATGGGCGAACATGGTCAAATGAATTATGGCGCTCAATGGGAAAAATCGGTGAGTACGAAACCAGGGTAAAATGGAATAGACTTGGCAGGGCAATAGAGCGTCAGTTTGAGTTTAGTATTACCGATCCTGTGCCACGCATTTTTATTGGTGGTTTTATCAATGGGGGGTATCGCTAATGGCACTGGAAAAACCAAGGCCGCCCTATAGAGAATCGATGGTTGATCAAAATGGAGTCTTGAATAGGGCTTGGCACAGATATTTTGTGCAACTGGAAAAGTATATAGATGAATTAGAACAGAGGGTTGAAACTCTCGAAGGACCATAAGGAGGATACATGGGTTGGCCATTAGCGATAGCAGCGGGAGCAACAGTTATCGGCGGGATATTACAGTCTCAGGCAGCTGGTAGGGCTGGTAGAACAGCTCGTCGGGGTGCCGAGGCACAGGCTGAGGCTCAAAGATATGCAGCGGATCTCAATCTACAGGCACAACAGGAGGCTATAGCAGCAGAAAAAGAGGGACGTAGAGAGGCTCTTGGACTGCAAAGAGAATTAACACAGCAGGCACGTGAAGATGTGGCACCATGGCGGCAAGCTGGTGCGAATGCATTGACTCAACTTCAGGAAAGAATTCAGGCCGGTCCCGGTGAGTTTAGACCAACAGAAGATCCTGGATATAAATTCGGATATGAGGAATTTATCCAGAAACCAGCGGAATCGCAAGCGTCGGCATTGGGTACGTTAAGGTCTGGTGCACTACAAAAAGATCTGACAAGATATGCACAGGATTATGCGTCAACAAAATATGATAATTTTTTAAATAGATTTTATCAATCATTGACACCACTTCAGAGCATGGCTGGATTAGGTCAAACCTCTGCTGGACAAATGGCTGGCATATCTGCCGGAAGTACGGCACCACAGCTTGCAGCAGGTGGTGGGCAAGCTCAAGCCAATCTATTGACCAGATATCAACATCAAGCACCAGACGTGTCAAGTGCGTATGCGGCTCAAGCGGCAGGACAGATGGCACAAGGCAATATTTATGGTAACATGGTTGGAAATATTGGTCAAAACATAGGGCAATATATGCAGTATAGGCAGGGCTTACAAGGCGGTGGTATGTCAACTGGTCAAACCAAGCCACCAGTTATGCTAAATCAAGGAGCTACGACATATGTCTAATTTACAAAACGTAATTGCACAAATAGCAGGACAACAGCCGCAACAGCAGGGTAATCTTGTTCGTAATCTGCTTGCCGCACGCCAAATGGGAATGCAAGAGCGTCAAATGCAACAGCAAATGGACCCACAAATGTTAATGGCGCGTAAGCAGGCCGAAGCCATGCAGCAGGCAATTAAGACCGGTGACCCCGAATTAGCCAAACAGGTGTATAGTGGATATAATCTCCCTGGTGAACAACCAAATTTTGAATCCCTTGGTGATGATGTAGTATACGATATAGGTAATATGAGGTTTAGCGGTAAGAAGGAACTTTTTCAGGAAATGAACGAAGGGGCCATGCAAGATCCATCCTGGATCGCTGACCCTGATAAGCTACAACAGACAATGGATTGGTTTATACGTCAAGGTGGTAGTGTCACACAGAAAGCAGCTCCGGCAGCTCCGAAGACTACAGTTCAAACCGTTATTGATCCTGAAACC